AAGACCCATTCCTTCTGGTTTATAATAATCAAATAAAATGGCATCATAAATATAAAGTATAGCTTTTGTTTTATATCCCCTTAAAAAATCTAAAACTGACTTTATTTTAGGAATGCTTAATTCGCCCTCAGTCGCTTGCAAAATATAGTTGAATACTTTAGGCGGGCTGGGGTCTAAAAGATGCCTAGAAGTTATTTTACGCTTAAAGAAAGGGGTCTGGATATAACCTTTGGTTTTAAAAAATTCCCATTGTTCATCCATATAATTTTTAATAGAAGCAAGAAATTTTATATGTGAATATTTATCCTCTATTCCACCATAAAATTGCCGAAATGTAAGATTTTTTGCCTCTTTAATATCAATCTCATCTACTTCATTTTTTTTAAAATAAAGTTTCGCTAAATATGTATAAATATCAGTAGTTAAAGGTATATTATATTTAACCAAACGACTAATAATTCTGGGATGAAAAGTAGTATAATCTAATACTACAATAGCCCCTTCTTTACCATATCTTGAAATGAAACATTTTCGGGCTCCGTCGTTTTGGCTAAGAGCAGCATAATTTACACCTTCGTAGCGATTGCTGGGACGACCCGTAGAAGTATAAACATTATATTGACTATAAACCATGCCCGATACTCCGGGGTCCAATTTATAACGAGATTTAAACAATTCCCTGTCCACACAAATTCCTTGTCTCTCCAACTCTCCGAGAGTTCCTATAATAAGGTCATTAAATCGAGAAAATGTTAAATCAGGTTCATACTTCCCTATTAATTTTGATAAATCATCTGCTATTTCATCAAACATTTCTTTATGTTTCATTAATGGAATAACTAAATTTAACATTTTATATTCCAAACTATTTTTACGTATAAAATTATGAGCAGAAGTTTCATAATCTAATATTTCAAATATTTCATTAGATTTCATCCATAAAAAAGCATTGGCATCATAAACATTAGAAATTTCTTTATAACAATGGTCAAAAGATTTCTTATCAAGTGTCCATTTTTTATTGGGCATTTGAAGAATAGTATAAATCACTTCTGAATTAATTTTTGGCTTTGAATCGGGATGATTAAATGCATAATAATATGTTTTTCCTGTAGAAATATTACGAATAAAAAGAATGCTCGGATGTGAAATGGCCGAATGACAAACATGGACCGGAATCGAATGTACAATCCAATCCCCCCGCTGATTTTCAGTTTGAAAACGAGTTACATCTGAAATGGTTTCTATCATTATGCCCCATTATGCCATACCTGATTATAGAGTCAAGTTTTTTATATTCGCAAAATTATTTAGGGTATTCCAAGACGAGCTTTAATATGACCGCGTAATGGAATAACACCCGCTGTAATTTTAGTAGTCCAATTTCCGGCCTCAATAGTATCTTGAACATCTATTATACGAAAAACAATATTTTTTTCTGAATATGGTTGAGGAAGCCCGCGTACTAAAAACATCATAAATGTTCGTAATCCACCAATTCCTTGAATCGTAAATGAAGCCTGAATGCCCGGCATAATACCTGTATATTTTGGATTATTTTCTTCATCACTATCATCAAGCAAAAGCTTTTGTATATCTGAAGCTGGCATAACTAACCGTCGTATATTAACATCTGTAGTCATTTGATATGCATTATGACAAGGTATAATTCCTTGCAATTCATGCATGGTAGTTTCAAATCCACTAGTATCGGCATTAGGAGTAGGGGAATTACCAACATTTTCTCCTAGCTTCAATCTATCTCGAAACATATATTCAAGCAATTCATTAGTGCCATTAGTAACTATCGTTTTGTTTTCAGGATTGTTAGTCGGTGCATAAATTGTACGAATGGCTTGTGCATTGCTTAAAGTAGGTCTGAAATCTATGCCCAGTAATAAACTATCGGCTCCAAAATAATCAAATGCCCATACCTTTCCTCTGTTTGAAAACGACATAAATTTATAATCTACAATTTTCATTGGGGCCGGCTGGTCGGGCGTAATAGTCGCATCGCCTTGCCCACTTACAAGTCTCAAATCCCAAAAACCACCACAGGCACTATTAATTCCTTCAAGAATTTTTTCTACAAGTTTATAATAGGTTGTAATATCAGAACTATTATCTAATATGTCTTTTAAATATGCCAAATTTACATATATATGTTTAAGGTAACCCGAAAAATGGTCGGGATATGGAATATTTTGGCCCGGGGCTGGATGAGGAACTCTAAAAGGAAATGAACATGTTCCCGAAGCTATACCATTTTCATAACGAAGAGAATTGATAACTAAATCTATATCATCTCGATATGCAACACCTCCCGTCCCGCAAACATCTTGAAGACGAAAGTCTGCGAGTTTCTTGGCCTTTCTAGCCTCATGTAATGTTGCCGGAACAGGATTTACATAATCGGCTATTTTTAATTTAGCATCAAAATCTCCGGGCGAATAATTTTCGGACTCTGTTTTTTCCGGACCATATTTTCCAGCAAAATAATGTGGGGATTCAAAATTTGGAATAAGACAAATTGACCCATCGCTAGAAATCATATTTGGATGTGCGCCTACAACCACATCATCTATATCTATATGAAACATTTCCTCCCCTTTTGTAGCTTTAAGGGGACAACAATGAAAATTAATAGCTTCAATAACAAGACCCAAATTTAACCACAAGTCTTTACTCGGAGGAGGATGGTCAAAATCTTTATCTTTATTTGGCTTATACTGAAATTTATTTTTTTTGTCCCCGGGGTCTCGTCCAAAAAAAACTCCATAAAGATATTCATTGGCATTATCGGGATGTACTTTCCGAACATAATTGCAAAATTTTGTAAGCTCAGGAATAGAATCGGGCGGCTGTCTTATAATATTTCGAAACTTATCGAGTGATTTATCTACAAATTGTATAATACTATCAAATATCTTGGTTCCCGAATCCTCTTTTTCTTCGGTAGATTCTTTATCCATCGTATTCGCATCTACAACTAATCCCGCATAAATACGGTCTTTAGATGTAATTTCTGTTTTACAACGAAATTTGTTACCATCTACCGACCATTCAAAATTAGTAACAATGCCAAAAATAACATCATAATTTCCTTTGGATAATAAAATATTTTTTGTATAAAGAGGATATGGATTATTAAATAATTTTTCAAGCTCTCCTACATCTGTAAGGTCAACTAATGACTTGGGATTATAAAGATTCCACCCCCATTCCATAATGCATGTAATTCCCGGTACAAGAAAATAAGGCGTTAAATATTCTAATTGTTTTTTTGAAAAACATACCCATTCCACCGATGCTCTTCGGTAAAGTTCTTTTTGAATAGATACACTTATTCTCTCAATTTCTGGGGCTGGTACATGAATTGGATAATCTCGATTGAGGTCATTTTCAATAATATGCGGACTAATTCCTGCGCTTGGAACATATCCAATAATGGATGGATTATTTCTATCTTGAGAAAAACCATAATTTGAATAAAATCCCTTGCCTCCAAATAAAACAAAACCTTCTTTTCGTTTAGACGAAGAAACTGGTATTGGACTACCATCCTCATTAGTGGCTATATTTCCATCTTTATCTTGTTGATATTGAAGTCCTTTACTATTTGAACATAAACGTACCCAAGGAGACATGGGACCACGATATTTATCCCAATTACCAAGGTCTGTATTTTCAATATATCTTAAACTACGATTTTTCTTGCGACGATAAAGCTCGTCTTGTATTTCTTCCGGAAAATTACATGGCTCCCAAGGAATAATCGGTGGAGGCATATGACATTATCTCCTTTCTATAATTACATTTATAAAAATAAACATATATTTAAAACTATTTTATCATTTATGAATTGAGTTGATTAAATGCAATTAAAATACTTCCAACATCAATCGGAATTCGTAATGTCATTCCGGCCGGGACACTTAAACGACCTTTACCTAAATTATTTGCTAAACCAATAATCCAATACAAAGAAGGGTCGCCGTAATATTTAAATGCTAAAGAGTCAAGATAATCTTCAGAATTTGAAATTATTTGAAGGTCTGATTCTTGCGGAGGAATTGGAGGATATGTCACCGACTGATAAACTCGTTTTCCGTCCCATCTTTGTTTTATTGGTATGTCTTCGTATCTAATCATATATTGAATGGAGGGGCTACATTGTTTGTTCTTACATTACTTATCGGGCTGGGAAGCCGTGGGACCGGAGGGGGAACGGGTTCTGCCGATAATAGTTTAAACGGTGGAGGGGGAGGGGGAGGAGGCGGCGGCTCAGCGGGTGCCTTCATCGGCTCGTCAATAAATCCTTGTTTGATAACATCCACCACATAATATTCATGCCAATTATTCGGAGCCTTTCCATCTGGAACCGTGTCTGTATTCCATTTTTGAAATTCTTCGGTTCTGGGGGCATGTCCAAAATTGGCCCCTCCAACCACGGCTCGCTCTTTTTCGAGTAAAACAACCGTAAACCCAAGGTCGACTTCCCGAGGAACTTGTCCAAAAATCGCTTTAGGAGATGAAATAAGATTAGCCATATAAGCCCAATTCCCTGCGCCAGCATTTTCTTCATTATAAGTTTCCCATGCTGCATCATCTGGAATATTCATTGTCACAGATTGAATAAGTATAGGTTGGTCCTTATACAAATCTCCCATTGTTAACATAAACATGGGGGGAACCATAAATCGGTCATACGCATTATTTCCACTTGCCACAACTCCTTTAGCTTTTGTATAATTTGCTGGTTTATATGAAGTCATCATATAATTAATTCGTTGCCATGTTGGAGCTAATTCAGCAATACTACTAATAACAACAGCCAAATTAAATGAAAGATTTCGATTAAACCCGCCATAGGAATATACCTTATCCGCACGACCAATAAAGGGCAATTCTTCCCATGATGCATTCCCCGACTCGGATATACCTTTAATTGCCGCTCGAAATGGAATATATTTTTCATTAACTACATCATAAAAATACAGAGCTATTAAATCATCTTTATAAGGCTCCCATACTTCCCATCTTCCAGAAAGAGGAGACCCGCCCGTACTTCTCGGCTCGGGCAATACATCTAATGTATTAATAGCATCAAAAGCCCCTGCCGTTGGAAGCTTATAAGAATGTTGAACATTATTAACAAGCTCATTACTAAGCATTGTAACTCCCTCGTACCGATACGCTGCTAATGACCCAAGAGTAATATTATTTGGTCCTTGCCCTTTATTTTTTGTCTTAAACAATCGGTCATAGTTATATTTAACTGAATCTTGTTGTAAAAGAACTGAATTTTGGTCAGCTTCAACTAAATATGTTTTTTCGCTAGCAGCTTTAATCTTATCTAATACTATTGATAACTTAGTTTTAGTATCAATAGCTCGTTGTGCTTCTGGGTCTTTAGTTGGAAAATCTTGTTCTTTATAAAAATGATATTGAACCATCATTTCTGATGCTTCAAAATTTTCATTTTTAGAAGCACCCATCGAATCTCCATAACGATAACCTGGTTTTTTCTCAACATGACTTTGATTAACATCATATCCTACAGCACCAATCGTTGGAATATTATAATAAACAAACCAACGAGTAGAAACCCGAGTAAAAACTACCGTTCCATTTTGAATTTGAGCATATAACTTATATGGAGAAGTTGTATATTCACTTTTTTTACGAATATTTATATTCCCGGCTCTACCGGCTACCCATGTTTGACCAAACGAATATCCATTGTCATCACTAAACTTAAAATCCGAAGATATCATCATTCCATATGCCCCCTCATCACTTCGGAATTGAATATTAGATTGTCTTTGTGGAATAAAATTTTGAAATAATGATTTTGCTATATTTTTTACAGCCGATAAAAACCCTCCCGAAGAACTTCCCCCCGTATGAGAAGTACCCGGCCATTGTGATTGCAAATTAGCCAATCCTCGAAGGGCTGTTCCTGCTCGTAAATTTCCTTTGGCAGCAAAAGTTTTAGTTGCCTCCGGCAACGCATTTGAATTTATAGCATATGCTGTACCTGATACGGGATTTTGTTTGGGAGGGCCAAAAATTGTGCTCCCTAAGCTTCCCAGCAAAGTAGAAGCTATTCCTGTAAGACCGGCCGAAGTATCAAAAGCTCTATCTGGACGAGCCGACCCCAATGTTAACGTTAATCCCGCAGCTACAATGGGAGATGTTGGATTATAAATGCGGCGCTCATTATATGGAGATGCCGTTTGAAGTAAAAATTGCTTAGCAAGAAAAACAACTCCCCGCCCAGATACCAAAAATTTTGTAGTTCGAATTACATCTATAATACCAGACCCCAGAGCAAAAATATGTGAATCATATTTTTTTAAAGAATGAGGAAACTTTTTAGCCTGGTCAGGATAAATATAATAATATGGCTCATCTCCCCAAGAAATTAACCCCTGATGATAATTAGAATAAGGAGATAAACGATGATACAATGCTTTATCATTGCCCTGCGATTGCAGAATTAATTCGGGCTTTCCCACCGCTGGACCTACAGGATATCCTCCCGGTCTCTTAATAAATGCCCATGTTGGTTCAAAATGTGCCTGTGCCATATAATATAAATATTACGATACTTTATTTGCCCCAAATCCGCCGTAGAAATCTGTCTGTCGTGCTAATTGAGTACTAAGCAACTGTCCATCCATATTAATATTTGTATCTTTCGCTAAAATTTTCTCAAGCAATTCTACTATTTTTTTACCAGTTTCTTCTGACATAATTTTATCAGATTCTTTTTCTCCCCCCTTCTCTCCTTCAGCTTTTGGTTTTACTCCTTCCGCTAACTTAGTACCTTTCGGAGAAACATTTAAAGCCGGAAAATACATTGCTTTTATTTTCGCTTCCAGTGACTTGCCACCACCAAAAAGCATTCCCAATGGACTTGTTGAAATTACTTTACCAATTAATGGCATCATTTTTTTAGCTATCTCAAGCTGAGACTGAAATGGACTGTGCAATGACTTTTGAATCATCGGTGCTACACTTTGAATTCCACGGTAAATAGATAGTCCGGCTTCAGAAGGAGAGCGCCCTCCCCAAATTGCTTTAACTTTCCCCCACGCACCACTAAATGCGTCCGAAATTTTTTCTTTTATTTTCCCAACAAGTTCAAAAATAGATTTAATTCCATTAATGACGAGTAAAATAGGAGATGTCCATTTAAAAATAGCCTTTGCAACTTCCCATGATTTACTAGCAAGACTAATAGTCCAGTCCCATATTTTTTTAACAGGGGCAATAACATTTTGCCAATTTTTACCAACAAATCGAACTGCTTGAATTATAAGTCCAAGCGGAGTAAACCATTTAAATAAAAATTTATAAATATTCCATACGGTCCCCAACACTGCTTTTGTACCTGCCCATAAAGTACCTAATGATTTTGAAATACCCCCCGTATTATTCTTAATATCTTTAAAAGCTTGAATTATAAGACCAAGAGGTGTAAACCATTTAAATAAGAAAGTAACAACTCCGCCAACTTTACTCCAAATCCATTTAATTCCTTTGACTATTTCATCAAACCAAGGAATGATAGCTCGAAGTACTCCCATCAGACCTCCTCCGAGCTTTTGTAACCAATTGCCTGTAGTACTATTCCAACCTTTAATAAATCCGCCAATAGCTTGAAATGCTGTAATTGCCCATCCGATGTATGGAATGCGTTTTCCAAAAAATCCAAGAAATCTTCCAAAAAATCCAAGTTTAGTAAGAATTACACCTACAAATTTAGAAATCATTTCCCACGGTTTAGCAAGAAAAATTCCGAAATTGGCCATTTTTGTCAAAAATCCTGCAAATTTGGAAGTTCCAGATACTACGCTCAACAATGCAGCTCCAACTTTAAACATCATAATTCCGATTTTATTCATCATTGCGAGCGGAGCTCCGAGAACAAACGACCACTTAGCAATTGCCATCGCAATATCAATTGCCGGTACAACCATTTCAAGTAATTTATCTACAATAGGCAATAAAAATTCTGTAGTTTTTGCAAGAAGCGCATTCCATTTAGCCGAAATTGCTGCTAATCGAGTTTGATTATTTACCGTTCGTAACGTGTGGCTGGCATCCATAGCCCTTGCTTTGGCCGCCGCTTCATTTTCCTTTCGCATTTGTTCATAAAGGGCCAGTTGTTTTAATTGCTCTGGAGTTCCTCGCCTTCTCACCCTTTCGAGCTGCCGGTCAGTTTGAAGCATATTCGTTAATTCTTCCACTGTCTTGCCCGTAGCCTTAGCAAATGCGTCTTGTTGGAAGGGGTCAAGATTTTCAAAATCAACAGATTTAGCAATACGAAGAATTTCTTTGGTTGAACCTTCAAGGTTTCTTCTATATGCTAATTCGCGGGCACGTTGCAAATTGATTGAACGACCAAGAAGAACCGAAGCTTCCATTTCTTCATTCATGCTTTCTGTAAAATCAAGAATATGCCGGCTTGAAGCCGCTGCTTGTTTTAAGCTGGTCCCCATGCGGCGCAATTCAATAGCAGAGCGTAATGCTATATTAGGAACACGGGACATCATGGTCAAGGTTTCTCTGGATTTATCGCCCACATCCTTCATTACTTCATGAAGAGGAACTCCGGCTGCATTTGCTATATTTTTTGCAATATACATAGTATGGGATTGCGCCTCCAAGGTACTTTTAGAAATGGCGGCCATATTGCGAAGAAAATCGGCACTAATTTCTTCGGCTACTCCAAGCTGAGCCGAAAAAAGAGCAACATCTAGCTTTATACCTTCAGTAACATTATGTACCCCCCCCATAACATGAGCGAGACTTCGAGTAGCCCTGTACACTTCTTCTATTGTTAATCCCACCTCCATATACTGGATAGCCATTTTTTCAGAGCTTTTTCGAATGTCTTCGGCTTCGGGGCGCGTCATTCCTAGTGCTTTACGAAAATCCCATGCTGCTTTATCCATTTTATTAAACAAATTATATCCATATGATAACAGCATGATAATACCGCCTAAAAAATTTGCGAGCAATCTAGTTCGAACTCCTAGTTTAAGTAATTGGTCACTTATTTTAGAAACAAGTCCGAATTCTTTAACCCGCACGCCAAAAAGAGTTTTTGCTTGATTTATTACAAAATTAAAATATTTATGGTTTTCCGCATATTTAAGTTTTTCCATTTGTATTTGAATTTGACTAGCTTTTCTATGTAACCTAATTAATTCATGAATATTTTCTATTTCTTGCTCTGCTGAACGTATTAATGCCTTTGCTGCATCAAAAGATACACCTGTTGTAGCCTTATTTCTTAAATCAATATATTCAGCTAATTTTTGATACTTAGTAGAAAGTTCATCCAAAAGTCGTGCTTCCTCTTTACTCCGCATTAAAACATCGGCCTCAGCATTAAGACTAATTTGGCCAATCTCTTCATATATAGTTTTTCGCTTTAAAGCTAACTCAAGGAGAGCCTTTTCAACATTTAAAGAATTAACTGATATTTCAGCACTATCTACATTTGGATATACGGGTCCTGCCATAAATTATACAATATATTATTTATAAATAGAGAGATGTTTTAATTTTATTCCTTGACAACAATATAAAATGTGCTAAATTCATAGCATGAACGAAACAAATGAACCGGGATGGATTGGCCGTTTATTTATTGGAATCGGTGTTATCGGACTGATGGGAGTTATTTTTTTTGGAATGTTTGCTCCTGCTTTTGGACCGATAATTGAACGAAAGAAATATCAAGAATATGCTATTTTTGAAGATTGTGAACAACGTGTAGCATTAGATATGATAATAATTTATGCTTTTTTATGGATAATTGCCATAATTTCATGGATTGGATTTCTAGCCGTAGCTATAGCTCTAAATTAATTACGATTAATACCAGGCCCTCTAACTAAATTAGAATTAGATGTTGATACTTTAGACTCGGAAGAAACTTTATCCCATTCTCGCTGTTCTCGTTCTTTTATATTAATAAGCTTTCGAAGATAAAATGCCCTATATTGCACAGGCATTTCATAAACAGCAAAATATTCGATTTTTCCAAAATGAGTTAAATCAAATAATATTTCATGGAGATTTGCTTTATACTCCGGAGTTAGGCCAAAAAAAGGATACTCCTAACGGAGTTTCCTCCTTTCTTTCTAATCCACAATTTACACATTGAAAATCAAAGGAAGTATCAATATCCGGCATATTTTCTCGTAAATAAGTACGAAGAGCTAAACTATCCTTAGAAACAAGTTCCTCATTAACAAATTTTCGTATAGATGCCCGGTTCGTATCGCCATCAATAGCCGTAATAACATGTCCAAGGCGAGTTGTAATTTCACGACGTACGTCTTTAGAAATCTTTTCCATACCCTTTAACTCTTGTTCAATTAAATTTTCATCCTTTTTAGTAAGTAACTTAAAAGTAATTTCCCTTCCGGAATAAGGAAGTTTAAAAGTAAATGCATTTTCTCCTCGCGGATATTTTTCAAAATCAAAGGGTCGATTGTCCATTTTACCAAGGTCAATTGAAATGGAATTTTCTTTACCACAGCGATTACAAGTCATAGTCGCGTCATAAATATCTCCATAAGCTAATCGACGAATTGCAAAAAAAGCTGCATTTCTGTCACAAATGAGCATATCATTAAGAACAATATCTTTATTAATTACTACTGATTCAAGAAGCTTATCCAGAACGATATTTTTTTGAATAAGATTTGGTGACGTAAGAATATCTTCTTCTCTGGCCGTCATCATTTTAAGTTCTAATTGTCCGCTGGATAACGGATTATCTAAAGGATAAAACCAACCTTTAGAAGGAAGATTAATAACTTCTGTAGGAAATTTAACTTCTTTTTTTTGTGGTGTAGAAACAGGCTGACTTACAGTCGGCCTTGAAATAGGAATAATTTGGTCTGCCATAAACTATTATTATTGTTTGTTACTAGTACTAAAATACATATTACTTCAAAACTCTTTTAGACTTTTTATATTAAAAATTAAACAAAATTCTTTATTTTATTTTAATTCTAATAATTCCTTTTTTAAATCTAACAACCGCTTTTCAAGTTTTGGTATATCATCCATTTTATACTTCTTAACTTTCTCTATATAAGAAGCCATTTCTTTTTTCAACGAATCTATTTCTCGTTTAACTTGGGCAATTTCTTTAACAATTTGCTGTTTTCTCGCTCTAATATCCTCTTTATTTTTATTAGGGTCATCAGTCGGGTCTATTCCTTTATTTTTATTATTGGAATGGTTATTATTAAAATCCCTATCTTCTGAGTCCGGATTAAATAAAGAATCCTCCTTTAATATTTGTTTAGTAACCAAATATAAAAATTCATCAATTTGCTCAAGTTTAATGTTCATTACCGGCGACCATCAAGAATTTTATTAATCATTTTTTTAAATAAAGGGGCGGCGCTTTCAATAAATCTATCAGGTTCTTCTATTCCATACCTAGGAGCCATAGAAGTCTTGGGTCTTACAAGACTTCCCATACGACTTTCAAAATCTCCATATTTTTCATCGGGATTATATTGTTCTGGTTTCGGTTCATCATCCCAATTTCTAATCTTTTTGCCAGTATATCTAGTAGGCACAGAAACAACAGGAGCTCCAAGTTCGCTAGGATGTACAGATTCATCTTTACAAATTTGAAGATTTTTATCTGCAATTAAGAAAATTTCTTCCGATTCGGGGTCTAATCTTCCAAAATAAAAATAAATTGTAAAATTAGGATTAGAAGCAGATTCTCGCCCTGCTCGTTGAGCACCTAAAGAAACTTTAGCGTCTCGTCCAGCTATAGAAACCGCCATATTATAAAGAGTTCTTTCAACAGAAGATTCATCAGTTCCTTCCCATTTAATAGGAATAAGATTTGACTTATTTCTAGGATTAACAACTAATGCGCCTTTTAATGCGGTCTCTGGTTCCTCCGTAGAAGGCTCTTTTTCCATCTCATCTCCAGATTTATTCCCAGATGGAGTTTCAGGAGAAGAGCCGGGCGGATTATCTGGCGCAGAAGATTGTGGATTCTCATCTTCCTCCGCTTCACTCAAATAATTGAGATTAATGACATTTTTACCTTCTTCAAGTTGGTCAAGAACCTCTCGTACACATCGACGAATAAGATTTTCTAAAAGTTCAATCTTCATAATATCTATATTTTATATCATTAATACATATTTAAATAAACTTAAAAATAATATTAACGTTTAATATACAATTAGTATTGGAGTATTGCGTAATCGTATGAAATCCTAAGATTAACTAATACCGATTCGCCCATATCCGTCCAATTCATTTCTCCACCATCATAATCGGTCGGAAAAGCTCCTTTTAATGTCCATTCCTCTATTTTATCTCCCACGGGACCAAGAACATCAATTGTACATTCTTTTTTATAAAAGTCTTGATACCCATCACGTCCAGTTACGGATTCGTGAGAAAGACGATACCATTCAAAAACGGTTTGAGTAGCGGAAGGAACAACTGGGTCATAAAGTTCTAAGTTAATTTCATTCCATATCGTTTTCCCTTTATAGTACCATTGCAAGTTAATATAATCAATGGTTTTACGTTCTTGGGTCCACTTCGGACGTTCGGTCTTTCGAATAAGATAAGTTGGAATGCCATCTATATACATCAGGAAACGATTTTTGGTTTTCGGTTCCCAAATAGTATAAAACATCTCATTATTTGTTAAAAGGTCTGCCATAAGTCAAATATTGTATTGTTAATACTGGTCTATTTATAAATATAATGCATAAGAAGAAATAAGCAGATAAAAATGATTATATCTTAAGAGGCTCAATATCTCCATCGGCTACTTCTAAATTTCCTATATTTTTCCATTTAACATAAACTGCATATTTATTTATACTTGCTCCACGATACCACGGAAATTCTTCAAAAGATTTCATTTGTAAAGGAGTCATTTCACGTCTATTTTTTATAATACCTTTAGTACCGGCGGGAACTAATTTGCCATATGCTTCTCCATACCTATTAATATGCTGAATATCTTTCTTGGCTCGTACAACTGACCCAATTTCGAATCCTTTAGATAACGAAGGGTCAATTAAAAATATTTTTCCTTCCGGTTCGTAAACACATATTTGGTCTCCATCAAGAAGTCTTCTAATACCTTTTCCTTTAAACCATACTGCATCAAATTTCGATTTTAATACATTGGTCATATTAATAGTCGCCCTTAATCGTTCTTGATTAATTTTACCTCGGTTTACTGAGTACTGTAAAGAATAACGAGCAAAAGCATCACTATATTTATAATCTGGATTAAAATCATATCCGTTTTTTATCCACCATTTCATCATGGTATGAGAAACACCAAAATTAATAATTTCTAAACGAGGAACATTAAGAAAATATGCTTTTTTTAAAACCTTTTTACTTCCACCTGAAAACCTTACAGCTATGCTTTTAACAGTAGTAAAATAAACTCCAAATCCTAAATGATGAATAGGAGCAGGAATCCCAGAATGATAATCATAGTCTTCATATCCATGTGATATATCTCCGCTCCTTTGTATTCCAATAAATATTTTAAATCCTTCGTCTTCAATTTTAGAAAGATTATCTTCATACGTTCCATGATACACCGGACCAAAAAAATCATTATCTACGGCTTGTTGTAAAGAAATTGCAGGAACTTTATCTTCGCATATCAATGTCTTAATTTTAATCATAATCAGTCACATATTTTTCCCATTGTCGAGTATCTTCATCAAGCTTATAAATTATAACATGATTAGAATTAAACTTTACTCCGGGTTTCTTTTTCCATGAAAATCCTCCGCCACTTTCATAAACATAATATGGAATATCAATAACAAAAATTCCTTCTTTAAATTTACCAATAAGATAAACGTGTGGTTGGTCTGAACATTGAATATCAAGATTATAAATATTATTCTTAAAAAGAATTTCTATTAATTCATCTGCAATAATATGACAAATACCTCCGGTACCTAACTCTATATCAACTCCCTCTTCATCTTGTTTCCATTCATCATATACTCGTTGTGCAGCATCAGCCATTTGTTGTTTTATATCACCAGTAATTTCCGAAATACTATTAAGCTGATTTTTTGACACCTCCATTAAACTTCCGGGATGAGAAAAATGCCAAGATGTTTTTCTTTCATTATAATCATCATCCAATACTCCGCTTATTGGATTAATAACAACATGTTTCGGGTTTTTATTAGGTGTATTTTGACTTACCCAGTAATCCAGTTCATCTTTTATTTTTTGGTCTGGTATATCATTCCACCAATAAACTGTATTTAAATCGGCACGATATCTCCAATTTTTTGTTTCTTCATATCTAAGAAAAGGATATGTTTGAAATAAATCTGCATGTGAAAAATAAGTAATGTTTTGAGTCGGATGGCAGCGAAGATAATAAATTTTATAATTTTCGGGCGAAATACTTCCTAAATATAAATCTTCTCTTTTATTTATACCCGCTCTCGATTCATTTATATAATTAAAAGGATGGGACTCGGTCCAATTTTTTTCCAGTTCATCATACGATTCGCGTGGATTAATAACAACATGTTTCGGGTTTTTATTAGGTGTATTTTGACTTATCCAATAATCTACTTCATCCTTTATTTTCTGGTCTGGAATAGCATCCCACCAATAAACTTTATTTAAATCTTTCCGGTAGCTCCAACAATTTGCATTTTCATATGTAAGAAAAGGATATTTTTTAAACAAATCACCATGAGAAAAATATATATCGGATTTATATGATGAACCACAAAGAGCATAAACTTTATAAGTGTCTGTAGAAATAGCACCTACATATAAATCTTGATTATTAAACTGCTTAAAATCGCCTTGTTCTAGTAAAGACTCGGCCAGATAATCCGAAGAAGATAGAGATTTAATTTCTTCTTCTTCCGTTAACTTTGGAGTCTTGGGAGCATCTTTACTTCGGATTTGCCATCTGCGAACAGACCCGTCAGAATTTTTAATTTTTAAACGGTCTTCTTCAGGAATGCCTGCCCCATAGCCTTCAGACACTTCTTCAGACTTTGAAAAATGTTGTCCCTTTCGATTTTCGTCCTTTTTATCGTCGGGGTGAAATTCTTTTCCTCCGGTCGTTTTAAATAATTTTTGGCCATCTTCCGTTTGCGACGAAGTTAAAATTTGTGATTCGGGAAACCTTCGTTTAAGGCTATCTATCATCAACGTAGCAATTCGATTGCGCTTCCATCCTGGCCGAACGGTTATCATGTCAATATAAACGGTTTTATTATCACTATGCCCTTCTAATACACCAAGAATATGTTCGGTCCCGCGCTTTTGAAACCGCTTCTGCCATATATCAGTAATAGGATTTCCGCCACTATAACCCGTTCCTCGTGGAACCATTAAATATGGGATTTCGCCGCGTTTCATGGCCTGTGCCGATTCTTCCGAATCCATAAAATAAACTAATGTCCAACCTTCCGGCATTAACCCTCCACCCGCTCCCTGTCGAATAACAACAATATTTTTATTTACATCTTCAATAGTTTTATTTTTAAGCGGTTTGTTGTCCGATAATGCAATTTTTCCTTGGCGAGTTATTACAGGAGATTCAATAATCGGGGAATTAATAAAATCAAGTCGACGATGTAACTCTTTATCATAAAAGACATATTTTTCCAGTTGTTGTTTTGCCCATTGCATATGTCCTTGCTTCTTTAGCCCCAGTGCCATTCGATATGCTTTTTCTCGTAAAGCTTTAAGCTCACTGGTAGTCAATCGTTCCAGTTTAAATTCTCCCGTCGTTTCATCCCATTTGTCATTAAAACTTCGGTCAAACTTAGGGTCGCCAAACTCTGGAGAATCCTTTTGAGAAAAATTTGGAAGAATTGAACTAACATCCTTATCAGTAACTTTACCCCCTTCATTGACCGACATTTTTTGGTCATAAACTGCTATAATAGAATCTTTAAGTTGTTTAATAATACCCCGCGAACGTAAAATTTTAAAAATAATATTTTCATAACTTAATTCTCCATTCGTATCTAATCCATATTGACGATAAGCATCCAAATATTTTTTGACGGCCATCATTTTTTCTTGATTCTTACTGGCTATAGCATTCAAAATATAATCCTTCATAACTTTATATTGAAACTTTAAAATATCTCTATTTATATGAGGCGGAATTTTAAATGGCTTGCGAACCCATTGGTCTCGCATAAGAGAATAAATTCCCATTACATATAATTTCTTCTCAGTTGAATTTTGAATATTCATTTCTACCTTATGCCCCTTAATAAAAACATTATGTTCAAAATTCCATTGCGTACTAGCTATTTTAACACTTTTTTCTGCTGTTTCTATAGGCATTTTAAGATGTTGATAATTTATAATAATATGAACATCAACATCACTATTTGCCGTCCAATTATAATTGGACATAGACCCCATAAGATATACATCAATAATCGGCGCAGAAAACTTAGTTTTCTCATAAAAATCCCGGGCCAATTGAAGTAAATTAAGTCTTATCTTGGGGTCAAGACGTTGAGCAGAATCCCAGAGGTCCGGGCATAAATCTTCATTATATATTCGAAATTTAGCCATTGTCAACTTTAATATTAGATTTTACATGCTTAGCAATTTTAATTTCATTAACTCCAAACTGAGGAACAGATTTGGGATACGGATGTAATATCACTGGTGGCTTTGACGAGTCATAATCTGGTGCTTTCGGGTCATTATCTATTGCACCAATGTTTCCACTTTCTTCATCTTCAAATTTATAAGGAATTTCTGAATCTCTTTCCGATTCTTTAGCCAATCCCGAAGTATTAACGGCAGCCATCGTTCCGCCGGGCTCTTCTGAAGGAAGCGGAGCATGTCCTAATAATGCTTTCGCTTCTTTTGTAATCTCAGAAAATTCTTTAATAAATGTTCGAATATAATTATTTATCTGTTCAGCGGAAGTTTCGGGGCGAGCAAGCAATCCCCCGCAATCTCGATGTCGCCACGTAACGCCTCCATTTGTTGTATAATCATTTTTCTCTTGAATTTTCTTTTTACAATGAGGACATATATCCTTTTGAATTTCTTGTACTTCCCGATTTATGAGTTTTTCCGGGGCATTTGCAAACGCCTGCTCAACCGTATCCGATATTAATTTATTCAAAGACCGATTCATATTTTATAATATTTATTCTTGATTCCAAAATTTACGTTTAATGATAGGAATTTGTTTTAAAACTTCCCCTAGTGTTAAAGGAGAAGATAAATCTACTAATTCTAAAATCGTTTCTTGATATTTAGACGATTTATGTAATATTCCGTATCCTCCGGCCATATCAAACGCCTCAATTGTTTTTAAATTATCATCTACAAGTATTGAAAGCGGAGTTGCAAATTCTGCCTTTGCAATTCCTTCATCAACAATATGAATATTTTTTACATTTAATTGATTGCCTATATTATCTTTAATCCATTGCATTTTTCCCAATGAAACAATTTCATGAAACTCTATATCATCTTTAGACCCCGTTGAAGTAAGAATATGGACCTTTTCAAAAAGTTGATTGGATATTTTAAACAATTCTTTTCCGCCCGGCTCCCAATCAAGATTTCTCCAAAAATCAGGAATGGCAATATTATTATAAATCGGTGCTAATTCTTCTTCAGTATATTTATCTTCAGAAGAATTTAAAGTTCTTAAACCAGTTTTTTTAGCAACATTAGACCACCCGCGAGCATAATTAACCAATACTCCGTCCATGTCTAAATATAAAATATAATCTGTATTTTTCATTATAATAAATTGACAAAATTTCTTTCTTAGTTACAATGTACAATACTAAGATATTATAAATAATAAGTACTCTAAGTAAGTACTCTAAGTAAGTACTCTAAGTAAGTACTCTAAGTAAGTACTCTAAGTAAGTACTCTAAGTAAGTACTCTAAGTAAGTACTCTAAGTAAGTACTCTAAGTAAGTACTCTAAGTAAAATACGTTTAATATATTAAATTATCAAAATTGAATGGGTTGATTAAAACACAAAATTCTTTTATTGGATTCTTTTTTTCTCCGCTTGTATCTTTTTGTTTTTTAGATTGTATAGCTTTATTAATCATTTCTTTATATTTTTTATAAATTTCTGGATTTTCTTGTAAAGCTGCTAAAAATTTTGGTTTTGTTTTAACAAAATATTCTATTTGGTCTGAACTAATATGATGAATTTCATGAGACGTAGGATTTTCCCATACAAGTTCATTCCCTTCAATTTCAATCTTTCCATTATTTTTAGAAGTTGATTTATTCGCAGGCAAAGTAGAAACCTTAAGAATTTCTTGTTTAAATTCCGAATAATCAAAATTAGGATTTTTTTGAAAAAGTTTTTGAAAAACAGGCGTAATATTTTTTGTATTAACGTTTATTCCATCGTTTTGAAGAGATGTTACCATTTCTGTATATTTTTGAAATAGTACTTGTTCAAAAAAGTCTTCGGCTTTAATTTCGTTTTCTTTCTTTGTTTTAATTAATTCAGTATAAGCTTTTTGAAGAATTATATCAACATTTTTTAGCCCTCGTTTTTCAAGAACAGTTTTTGCAAGTCTATATACTTCCTTTCCTTGTTCCGTTGATGGTGTTGCCGTTGGTGCTCCCGGGGATGTCGGTGCTCCCGGCGTTGCCGTTGGTGCTCCCGGTGCGGGCGGTGCTCCTTTCGACGCTGGCGCTGGCGGTGCCGGTGCCGGCGGTGTAGCGGTACCGCTCGCTACATTTATTAAATCAGCAGCCGTAATATTATCAGGAGATTTATTATATCTTCGACGTAATTCTATCCAAGCACTAATTAAAATCGATTTGGCTGAATTTTCATCAACCCCGCTCATAACCATCTGGCTAAGAGCTTTTAAAAATTCACCTTGTTCTACAATAGGAATAGGCTTAAGCGTATTAAATTTTCCAAAATATCCTGCATAATCAAGAGAATCTTCCCATTTTTTAGCTATATCATAATTTCCTTTTAATATATTAATTACATCGTTTTGTTTTATAGTTATAGAATTTCCATGTGCATCTTTATAAGTAACCTTGCCAGAATCATCCCATGTTAAAGGAAATACCTTTCGACCAGACTTAGATTTAAATTCCATACTTTTACGACTAACCGTTGCTAATAATGCTCGCATAAAGGTTTCGGTTTCTTGTTCAATCGCCTGCCGTATAGTCGGGGGTGCTTCTGCCAATCGGCTTTTTATATGTGGATTGACGGCCTTTACTATTTTATCAATTTTAAATTCATTTTCGTCTCCGCTTTTTGTTGCGCCTGCTATTGGATTAACATGATGGTCATAAAATTGCATAATCATAATAGCACCGGATTCTTTTCCGTTTTTATAAACGACTACATATATTCTATTAAGATGTCTATTAACATTCCAAATAACTTTAATGTTAACCCCATTTAAACCAGGTACCGCCTTGCCCATTCTTCCAGCGGGCACTTCAATAGAAAATGGTTGTCCAGGATATTTATTATATCTACTATGAAAATTATAAAGAAATTCATCCGGTATTTCTACTTCTCCCCCGGCTTGCCCATCACCTCTTGCCCCCTCTCTTCCTCTCCCTCCCCCTCTTCTCCTTTCTTTCAGAAGAATAAGGTCTTTTAACATTATTCTATCGATTGTTTCAGTAAAAGTAGTTGGAAGAGGTTTATAATTTCCACTGCTATCTTTATCAAAATAATTTCCCGTACGAGAAAAGTCGGTTTTTATAGCATTAATAATAATTTTAATTGCATGTAAAATAATATAAGGATATTCTGCTGAGCCAATTCCTTCTTTATCTATTTCACCAACGTCTAAGAGAGGGGGGGTCGCGCCCGGGGGGGCGCTTGGAGGCGCACTTGGCGTTCCCGGTGCTCCCGGTGCTCCCGGTGCTCCCGGGGATGTCGGTGCTCCCGGTGCTCCCGAAGCGGGCGGTGCTCCCGGTGCTCCCGGTGCTCCCGGTGCTCCCGGGGATGTCGGTGCTCCCGGTGCTCTCGAGGATGTCGGTGCTCCCGGTGCTCCCGAAGCGGGCGGTGCTCCCGGTGCTCCCGGT